GAACTCAACGACCTGGATAATACGAGACGCGCAGCATTTGAAAATCAGTGCATGGCATAAACAATTAACCAAGCAACAAAATGAACGTATCACAATTCATCGGATATATTAAACAATCGCGCAAGTATGGTTCGACTTATGTCCATGCTCAATTCAGAAACAATTGTTTTGGTTTTGATGTGTTCCCGGAAGCGGATCATGGCGGAAGAAAAGTTAAATTGTCATTTTGCGGATATGGCAGGAGCTTGCAAAGCGGTGGTCATAAATATAAAGCGTACGCATATTATCGCGATACTGGTAAACCGGTCCCGAGCAAAAAACTAAACGAGATCATTTGAATCCATAGAACCACGCGCCGGTTTCGGTCGGCGCGCATTCTGCGGATACATCATCATCATCATCATCATGCAAATCACGGCATCACAATATAGTCAGATATTGGAATCGCTTCGCCCGCTTGTTCCGAAATTGCAGGCATACCTGGAGCTTACAATCTCGAATCCTCGCGCGGGTTCGTCGGCTCGGCAGGTCCGTTTGGACGCTTTTTATTCTGCTGGCGGGCCGTCTATTCTGTTTCCGTATTGCAATTATGCCGCGCTCGATTCGGCGATGGTTCGAGCGATGAATGATCTGGGCTTTCCTGAATTCTCGAAATGAACTCATTCAAAAAGTTGGCCACCTTCCTCCTTTTCTCATGTTCCGCGTTTGCTGCGAGCGATGAGCAGATAGCGGATGCGATTTATCGGGTCGAGGGGTCAGCACGCGCAAAGGTTCCGTACGGAATTCTCTCGATCAAGGTCCATGATACCGCGCACGCTCGACGCATCTGCCTGAACACCATCAAAAATAACCGTGTCCGGTGGATAAAAGCTGGACAACCTGGGTCGTATCTGGACTACTTGGCCGACAAATACTGTCCGCGCTCTGCGGATCCTATCGGTAATAAAAACTGGAAAGTCAACATCAAGAGACTGGTCAAAGAGTGAAAAACAAAAACAGCGGATTTAAGCTTATGTATTACGCGAAACAAGTGTCCAGCAATAGCTGGCACGTCATCAATCCGGTGGACGGCCGACCCATCACCGATAATGCTCCGTATGGGGTGGACCGCGTCCTGGTGTTCCGGGATGAGGATGCGGCTCTTGAGCGGGTGGAAGCGTGCAACGACGCTCTGGACCTGGAGGAGGTGCTGTGAAGGCCGTGCGCTATCCATCATCATTGCCAGAACGCCGGCGAGCGGCATACACGAAGAGCGTTGCGAAGCGTCGTGCGCTGGCCGTTGTCGGTAAATTGGCATGCCTATGTTCTGGGCCGGCGCATCGTCTTAGCAGTAGCGGGCCTGTGTGTGCGAGGTGCGATGGAATCGAGGCTCGTTTGAGCCGTAGCTATGCCAAAGAGTTCAGCGGAAGCAATCGTCGCGGCGACAACGTGGCTGGCGCGATGGCGACATATTCTGTGCATTGCGAGCTGGCGCGCGATATGCACTGATGATTTTTGCCGGCCAACCTGTCGTTGGCCGGTTCCCGCCCGGTGTATCTCTCAATGTGGAAACTGAGGGGCGAAAACCATCGGGCGGGGTTTGATTTCGGTGACAGTAAACAAAAGAATAATAGAACAAAAATATGAGCAACGACATCAGTTTGACTGGGCCTGCCATTGTTATTAAGAATGACTGCATCAGACCCTGGAATATCGGGGCGAATTATCTGATCCGGACCGTGACGATGATTGACACGGGCCGGCTGGTGGAGGTGACGCCGATGGAACTGGTCCTTGAGGATGCGGCGTGGGTTGCGGATACCGGTCGTTTTTCGGATGCGCTGAAAAAATCGGAGTTCAGCGAGGTGGAGCCGTTCCCTGCCGGCCGGGTCATCATCGGTCGAGGATCGATTATCGATGCGGTTGAAATCTCCAACCTTCCGATGAAACAGAAATGAACGCCACAATGCTGCGCGCCGGATGGTCGTGGTCGTGGTCGAGGACGTGGTCGAGGTCGGGGTCGGGATCGTGGGCGGGGTCGGGGTCGTGGTCGTGGTCGTGTTCGAGGTCGAGGGCGAGGGTGACATAAACAAAATCGAGACTTGGCAACCTGCGTTAGTGGTGGCCTATTTATACAATGAGCGCATACATATACATTATAATTGGTATCTGTTGGTTGTTGAGCATTGTTGGTATAACAATGTTTTTGAGAGAATGCAATCGGCGACCGTGTCCTGCGTGTCGTGGTATCGGGAGCCGATATTGTCGGGTGTGCGATGGGGAGGGAGTATTGTGAGGATACTCGATCTGTACGCGGGCGCGGGTGGAGAGCGGAGACGGGCGCGCATCGAGGCGCGTGGTCACACGTACGTCACGCTCGATCTGGACCCGAGGTTCGGGTGCAATCTGACTGCGGACATGTTGGCCGTTGCCCTCGTTCCGGCGGAGTTCATGTATCACAACGGGTATTTCGACCTCATCTGGGCGTCACCGCCGTGCGAGGCGTTCTCTGTCGCATCGATTGGACATCACTGGACCGGTGGAAAAGGGGCGTATGTTCCGAAAACGACAGAAGCTCGTTTGAGCCAGGAGCTTGTCGTGGCGACCTTGAGATTCATCTCGTGGATGAATCCGCGTGGCTGGATCATGGAGAACCCTCGTGGTGTGTTGCGGAAACTACCCTGTGTGCAAGGAATCCCGATGCAGACAGTCACGTATTGTCGGTACGGCGATACATCGATGAAACCGACGGACCTGTGGGGTAATGTTCCGGGATGGATTCCTAGGCCGATGTGTTGCAACGGACATCCTGATCACGATGCAGCGCCGAGAGGAGCGAGGACCGGGACTCAGGGAAAAGGTGGATCGGCGGAGCGTGCTGTCGTTCCCTGGCAATTGTGGGCGGACGTGATCTACTCGATGGAACAATCTCTATGAACACCCCCGAGCCGATTGCCTGGCGCGTCAAATCTGTGTACGGGATCAAGCTCATTGTTTTTGCGGTGACAGAATCAAAAGCAAAATTCAAAGCGTGGAAGGTTTTGGACTCGGAAGGTTGGCCACCCCTTTCGATAGAGCGCGCTCCTGAATACGACCAAAGCTATCTCCGCAACAGACCGACACTTTCTTTCGACGAATGAACGCTCGCTACCTGATGATTATTGACCGGCGCGAATGGCCCGAGTTTTGGAGGGACGTCCGCCAGCGATTTTACGCGGACAGATTCAACCGACGGCTTAAACTGCGGCTCATTTCCTTTCGGCGAAGTACCACAACCATAAACCATAAACAAAAATGAAATTAACTATTCAATCCAAAGAAAATGCACAAGTCATTGTTGATTTGTTCAACGCGATCATCACCGGAAACGAGTCTGAGGGTGCGACCCCGTTGAGCATCTACGACGAGGACAAGCATATCTGTTCTCTCGTCGGGAAAAGCGGTGAGCAGATTCTGGAACTGATCATCGAGCGCGAGGTCGGGGACAAGCTCCAGGAGGTTGGCCATCCAGCCCCTTCCCCCAAGAGCCTCTAAACCCGCTCTCCGCTATCGACACACCAAATCCGCATTCAAATCGCTCCACACGGCATTTCTGAGCGATTACGACACATCCACATGAGAGCGTTGCATCCTCTTTCTTGTCCGTTCCCCAACCCCCCGCACAGCGTCGGCCTCAAAGCCGGCAAGCGTAGTGCGGTTGGGGTTGGTACCCTCTCCCATTAGAGGGAGGGTAATGTTTATCTTTAGAATAAAGTAGAAGGGGGGATGCATAACCGATTGGTAAAAGGTAGGACTATTTGCTTTGGTTACTTGACAGGAAGCGTTCGGGTGTTTAGGGTAAGTAGGAAGTGATTGGATGTTCGAGATAACAAAAACCATATGAGCTACTTGGAAAACGGGACAACATTGAGGTCGCAGTTTAGCGAGATGGATCCGAAGCGCCATCATCGTGAGATGGAGGAATCGGAACTATTGGCCCACATCGCCGGGAAGTTGGGATGCGATTTGGAGCGGGCGTCCAGAGCGTTCGATTCCATGCGGAACACCAAGAGTCGCGTCTTGGTGTTCGACGCAGTTCACGGGCAATGGAGGGGTTGTGACTGGAAACCTGCGGACAAGGCGGCGTTCGAGCAGATGCTCAGGGACGACCAGCGAGCATTGGAGCGGAAATCAATCCACGAAGCGAAGGAAAGGAGACAGCTAGAAGCAAACGTCGAGAAGCTGTTGGCCCGCGTGGAGAAGTTGGAGAAGAACCGTGAGCATCTGCTGGCTCGTGTCGAGTCTCTGGAGCAGATGGCCGACCAATCCGACGTCAGCGACAATCCTGGCAAAAAGGGATTCCTTGAGAAGAAGGCTCAGGACCGATTGGAGCAAAAGCAAAAACAGCCGACCCGTGAAGAGCAACAGGCGGCGAGTTTGGCAAAAGCGTTGAGCATGGATTGGAAAAACCAGCCTCCTGCCCCAGAATACGTCCGCCCAAAGACGTTCTCTTCAGGCCCAAAAGCCACCGATTCAGGCCCGAAACGTGTCTGGCGCGAGGATTCAGGAGACGGGCGCGAGGATTCCGGCGACGGCTACGCGGAGACGATAAAAAAACATTGGCAAGAGGCTTGACGCGATTCTCGGCAACTGCGACACTGTTTGAGCAATCGGGACTAGAGCGGATGGAGAGCGTCCGACAGGGTCAGGCATGTTTCCCTTGATGAACACCCGGTTGCAGCAAATTTTAATGAAAATTTACACGGCCAAGGATGCAGCGAAAATGATGTGCATCTGCACTGAGACTCTTCGCAGGATTGTCCGGCATGACGGAATCCAGCACAGGAGGATTGGCCGACGGATTTTGTTCACCGATTCCGACATCGCAGCGATTCTTGAATCGAGGCTGATGACCGGCGCGGTGAACCCATACGCACGAAAAGTAAAACAAGAGAACAAAAGTACAGAAAATGAGCACAAACCCAGACTACACAGTGACAGTTCAGCAACCGTTGACGGTCAGCCCATCTGACGCGACGACGTTCTACGACAGGATTAACTCGCCGCTCGATGCGGTGAAGACGATGGGCGATTGGATTGCCCATAGCGGAATGTTCGGATGCGTCAAACCGGAACAGGGATATGTCCTCGCTCTGGAATGCTTGGCGAACAGGCAGACTCCTTTGGCTTGGAAGACGCAGAATCACCTCATCAACGGCAATATCACGATGAAGAGCGAGGCAATGCTCGCTGGGATGATGAACGCGGGATGGGACATCGACTGGATTCAGTTCGATGCGACCGCAGCGATTGCCGACCTCTCTAAAGGAACCAAGAAGGTCCGGGTCGAGTTCACTGCGGCTGATGCGAAGCTCGCCGGGATGTTGCCGGCAAAGCCTGGTAGCGGGTGGGCCAAGTTCCCCGCCGAGATGCTGCGTGCGCGCGTCATCAGCAAAGCGACACGTATGCTGGATCCGCGCATCACCCAAGGTCGATACACACCGGAGGAGGTGGCCGACTTCAGTGGTAGTCCATTGCCGGCACAATCGATTCCTGCGGTAACGGTTCAACCGGTCGCTCCATCCGCCACCGTCAACCAGTACACACTGGTCGATAAGCTGGAAATCATCCTCGAAGAACATGCGGAAATAGCGAACAGATTCTTGATCTACAAGAACCTCATCAACGAGGGCCAGAACTTCAGGGACGTATCTTCAAAGGTTGCATCGATGATTGTCTGTGACGCAGATGGATTCATCAAGAAGGCGTATTCGTTTTCTGCGGAATCGAAAGGAGCACAATGAACCATCACACAGTCGTCGGTCGGATCATCAATGAAACAATGCCGGCAGAGAAGTATCACGCGGTCCAGGCTCTATCGAAGTCGATGATGGCCAAGCTGCTGAAATCGCCTGCCCATTATCGAGCCGCACAGGAGGAGCGCCAAGAGCCGTCGAAGGCGATGCAACTTGGCACTGCCATCCACACCGCTGTCTTGGAGCCTGACCTGTACACCGATGTTGTGGCCGTGACCCCCGATGGTATCGACGGACGCACCAAGGAGGGCAAAGCGTGGAAGGACGCTAACAAGGACCGCATCTGTCTCAACAATACGGAGAACCGCGATGTGCAGGGTGTTGCTCGCTCGATCCGCAGTCATCCATTCTGGTCCATCTACCAAGCTCCTCATCGCATCGAGGCGAGCGTGTTCGGGCTGGACGCGGATACCGATATCGCGATCAAGGCTCGTCCTGATCTGTGGGTGGAGGACCATACCGTCGTCGACATCAAGACAACCGATGACGCTTCACCTGAAGCATTCACTCGTACCGTCCTGAACTTTGGATACCATATCCAAGCGGCGCATTACTTGGCTATGACCGGTGCCGATCATTTCGCTTTTGTCGCTGTCGAGCGCACCGCTCCATACGCTGTCGGGGTCTATCGTCTCGACTCGGAATGGTTGCAGGCCGGCGAGAATATGCGGCGCAAGGCGATCACGTTGTTGCACGAATGCCAGGCACTGGACAAGTGGCCTGCGTATCCGACAACTACGCAAACTCTTTCATGCCCAAAGTGGGTGTTAAACAAGTCGGAAAACTAAATCAATAAATAAGTATTATGTTCAAAGTCAATCGACAGGATGGTGCCGCGCAATTCATCAACACCGAGGGCGATTTCGTCGTCACCGTCTCCAAGGTGGAGGAGGCGCTTGATAACAAGGGTCGCGAAGTGTGCAAGGTGACGTTCAAGACCGACGACGGATCCTCGACCAGCGACCGGTTCATCAACCAGGAGAACACTTGGTTCCGCGTGAACCAGTTGGTTGCGGCGACCAACCACAATGTTCCTGACGGGACCGAGGTCGATTTCCTCGGCAAGAAGGGAAGTTTTGGTGAGTTCATCAAGGCGATGACTGGCCTGAAGCTCATCATCGTTGCTCGTTTTGAGGAGTACGTTGATCAGGCCGGCGAGAAGAAGAAGATCATCCGGGTAAAGAACATGAAGGCTGTCGCTCCGGTCGCCGCCGAGGACAACTTGCCGTACTAAGTGATACAGGAGGGGAGCGCATTCTTTTGCAACGCTCAATAAATTTTGTATCTATGAATGTAAAACTAGTGGCGATAACAAAGCCGATCGATGATATGTCGGCATCCGACTTTATCTCATATTGCGCGCGTGTCAGCAATCCATCGAACCAGAACAACACCCTGACCAGTCCGAAGTTGTTGGCCTACTGTATCAAGAACGGACACTGGAGTGTCTTTGAGCAGGCCAGTTTCACGGTCGAGATCGTGACAAGCAGAGCTATATCCGCCCAGATACTCAGGCACAGGAGCTTTTCGTTCCAAGAATTCTCCCAAAGATATGCGGTCGCAACAGAGTTCGAGCCTGTTGAGTTTAGAACGCAGGACTTGAAGAATCGACAGGGTAGCGGTGATGTCATAAATGACTTGGGCATAAAATGCACATTTGATGATACTGTTCGCTTTTGCGAAACCACATATCTGAGGATGATTGGTGCAGGCGTATCCAAGGAAACCGCCCGCATGATCCTTCCGCTCTGCACGCAGACGACCTTGTACATGACCGGCAATGTCCGTTCATGGATCCACTATCTGGAGCAGCGATGCGCGAAGGGCACGCAGAAGGAGCATCGATTGATCGCGGAAACTATCCGCGATGAAATCTTTGCGGTTCAATTTCCAGCAATCCATGAAGCATTGAATTATGAAAAGAACTGATATCAAGACATTGATCGAGGCGATGCGGATCATATCCGAAGGGATACAGAGCGAGGGGGGAGTGGCCAACGCTGCGATTGCCGAGGCGGCGGATAGGTTGCAGGAGCAGAATGATTATATCGAGAAATTAGAACGGGTTGGTGACGACCTTTCTATTTTTGCCGCCAATCCTGCGATGTATCCGCAAAATCAAGTACTTAAACCTGTCAAAGCATGGGGCAAACTTGAGGAATACAAGCCGTGAATACGCCAAACATCATTGACACGATAGCAGACCAGCGTGATGAACTGCGTGATGAAAACGTCAGGTTGAAAGCCCACATCAAGCGGCTGGAGAAGGCGGGGGATGATATGTACAATCTTCTTAATAATTGCGACGAAGCCTACCGTTGGTACAAAGTGAATGAATCCAATCCATGAACCACACCCCTAGAACCAATGAGGCCATTGTCACCAACGAAGAGGGACCGTGGGTCAGTGCCGCATTCGCTCGAACTATGGAGATTGAGTTGGGCGCAGCAACCGAGCGCATCAAATTGCTTGAGAACGGATTGATCAAAATGGCGCTCAATAAATTGAACCCGCCGGGAGGATTTCCCTATGAACAAAAGCAGCAAAACAACTGACAAAATCAAGACCGTCCGGCATACGTTCCCTTGTGTTGAATCGGTGCGTCGAGTTCCGCTATCCGGTGGTCGAGCGGTCACGGTATGGCGCGACAGGACAGCAGACCCGATCAAGGCCGGGTACGACGACGAGGACATCGTGATGAGTTGCATCGCTAGCGCCGGCGACGACTTGGATATGATTTGTCAGTTGGCCAAGCTCAAGGGCGTGAAGGCTGTCGAGATCAACTGGCCCGGTGGAACAGGAGCGATCATCCGTAACTGAACAACATCATGGAAGACATCGTTGCAGACACAATCAATGAGCGCGGCAAGATATACGGTGAACCGCACCTGAGCCATTCCAACATCGGGTTGGCTTGGTCAGGACTCATCCAACAGTATTACGGAATCAAACTGCCAGGGCCGATGCCATCGCATCTGGTCGAGTTGATGATGGTTGCTTTCAAAATCAACAGGTCCGTCAGGGTTTTCCACCCTGATAACTATGTGGACCTCCGGGCATACGCAGGTTTCGCGGAACACGCACAAAAAAACCCAGGTCAAGAGTACAAACCAAAAGCATGAAATACATCAAACGAACAATCAAATGGACCGTTGGAAGAGAGAAAGAACCACTGTTCGATGAACTTGCAACGGAAATCGAGATCACGGACGAAGCGGGTGGTGAATTTGTTGAAGTAAAACAGCACATCGAAGGAAACGGAAAAATCCAGATTGACCAGGAAGAGTGGCCGGCAATCAGGGAAGCAATCAATTGTGCGGTGAAACTTTGCAGGAAATAATACACATGAAAGAAAAAACCAAAAGCACAGTGATCACAATCGACGCGACCATCCATGAAGAGATGCGAAAGTATTGTGTCGAGAACGGCATTAAGATCGGGTTCTTTGCCAGCCAAGCATTGCGAGTGGCAATGATTGGAAAGACGCCAGAGGTCAAGGTCGAGTCAGGCGAGTAGCATGAACATCCCGGTCGTCTCGAATGGCGACCGGGATTCAATCTCCTAAAATTATGAATCTGAGAGAGTACCAAAAGAAAGCGGTTGAGTGGGCCACCAAGTCCGATGGTTTGATCATAGCTCCTGCCGGTAGCGGAAAGACCTGGATAGCGGCATCAATCATCAAGCATTACCACAAGCTGAATCCCGATTGGCTGTTTGGATGGACCGCTCCAACGATCGAGACGTGTCAGCAGGGACGGGTATCACTAAGCGTTGCGGGGATTCCTGATGGAGTTGTGGATATCCGGTGTCCACATGAGTCGGTGGATTTCAGCAAGAAGAACCTGCTCATCGTTGACGAATGTAAACACAGCCCAGCGGTCAGTTGGAAGCGCATCATCGAGTCGTGCAACGGACTTCGATACGGATTCGATGCGACCCCTTGGAGCGATGATGATGATCGGAACAGGGTCACCCGTTCGTTGTTCCGGGAGTCAATCTACGAGATCTCTCGAAGCGACATCGGCGATTCATTGGCCGACGCCTACCTGGAGATCAGCGACGCCACCGACCTGAACATCCAGACCAAGATCGACGACAACATCGACCGGCTGTTCCAGGCTCGCCGCAGGTACATGCGGATCAGCGATGAAGACCTGAAGAAGATGTGCGCTTGGGAATCGCTGGTGGACATCGGTATCTGCCAGAACAAGGAGAGGAACCGGTATGCGGTGCAGTATGCTCTGGACCATCTGGACATGCAGACACTCATCCTGATCCCGCGTATCACGCTTGGAGAGCAGTACGAGGCGAGCATACCGAACTCTCGCTTGGTGCATTCCAAGATCGGGAAGAAAGACAGGCGCTCGTACATGGAAGAGTTCAAGGCCGGAAATCTCAGGACCATGATCGCCACCTCATTGGCCGACGAAGGATTGGATCTGCCCAACGTCGAACTGCTCATCATGGTGAGCGGAGGTCGATCTTCGCAGAAGACCATCCAGCGGGCGAGCCGCGCGCTTCGTAAAACAGAAACAAAAAACTGTGCGACAATCGTGGACTTTTCAGACAAGTTCCATCCTATCGGAGCGTTCCATGCTAAGAAGAGGATGAAGAACTACCGTGAACTTGGCTGTATATTTATTACAAAATGAGCGAATCAACGACGAACGAAACAACCGCGACACCAACCGAGAACGTGGTTTACTTGATCGGCGAGCTACGAGCGATCAGTCGAAAGACAGAGACAAAGACAGGGGCATTGATGGTCAGGAGATCCATCTCGATTGCTCGTCACTGGACTGATATCGAAGGCCGGTTCCATGAAGACTACGACGAGTTCGAGTTGTCGTCATGGGGTCAGGTCGCAGAAAAGATTCTTGATATCGGCAACGGCGCGTTGGTGCGCGTCAAAGGCCGGGTCAAAGTTGAGAAATGGAGCGAAGGTGGAGATACAAAAAGTGCGGTACGCATCGCGGCGGAAAACGTCACGGTGCTGTGTTTCTAAAAGGAGCGAATGAAAAAACAAATCGTAGCGTGTGATCCAGGTGTCGGCGGCGGATTTGCCATCAACACCCCGGACGGAATCATCCTGATGGCGATGCCCGAGTCGTTGCCCGACATCCATCAGATCCTTATCGGGTTCAAGATGGCGGAATCTCAGTTCTGGGTGGAGAAGGTTCCAAAGTTCGTGTGCAAGCTGACGCCTGCTGCGAGCGTGGCGACCCTGCATGAGAACTACGGTATCGTCCAAGGACTAGCGTACTCTCAAGGATACGGACTGCACCGGGTCGAGCCGAAGATCTGGCAGGATCCACTTGGTCTTGGTGGACGGAAATCGTGTGCGACCAGTGCAGAGTGGAAGCGGAAGCTGCGCGCAAAGGCACAAGAACTGTATCCACATCTCGACGTGACGCTTAAAAACTCAGACGCATTGCTCATCCTTCACCACGCCCTCGGCGGCGGTCGCTAAAAACAACAAAATGAAAAACGATATCTCCCATCGACAGTTCTTGAAAGATGCACCCAAACTTATCGACTATGCGATCATTCGCGGCTGGATGAGCAGGCCGAAGCCAAAGCAAGACGCTGATGGCCCCTGTTCTACGGACGCGATTTCCCATCTCGATGACGATGAAATTCAGGAACCTAGCAAACAGCGCAGTAGAAGTTGAACTCATATCAGATGATGTTGAGATACTGATAGGTGAGACGAAGTGGCCCGGCGTGGCTTATATCCAAGATGGAAAACGAAAGATACACGTCACCACTAGAGCCAGGTTCAAATCAAGGTTCGTGCCGATAGATGCGACACCCTGATCTATACATAGATGCACAGAGCAAGCTCTTTGCGAAGTTTCAGACGCGCTCCATACGCATACATCATTGGAGCAAGTACCTGATGACACCCAAAGAGCTTGCCCTCCTTTTCGGAAAGCTGGAGAAATCAAATTCTGTTCTTCGAGAGATAGCCAAGACCGATCTTGGCAAAAGCGGAGAACTAGCGCGCAAACAACTTGGAATCGAATGAATCAATCAAATGTGGACCGCGCGAGAGCGTGGTTGAGGAACACCCCTGGAGCCGTCACCGGGCAGAACGGTCATGGAGCGACCTTCGCCGTCGCCACATCGCTGGTGCATGGCTTTGAGCTATCGCATGGAGACGCGGAAGCGTTGTTCAACGAGTACAACTCGAAATGCGTGCCACCGTGGAAACCGCACGAACTGGCCCACAAGCTGGTCGAAGCGTCGAAGGTGGCACACGATAAGCCGAGAGGATGGCTCTTGTCCGCGCAGAGCGGCACGCCTGTATCGACCACCGGCAAGTTCATCGTCAAGAAGCCGACCCAGCCGGTTCCGGTTCCTGCAACGCGATTCTCCATCGCTGACTTCCTCAAGGCGTGCTTTGAACCGGATGAAGTGGTCTGCATCTGCAACGACATCATCTGCGACGAGGCTGGCAACGGAAGGCCGGGGTCGAAGGGTACGTTCCTGACCCGCGACAACTGGATATCCAAGCACTTCACGGATCCCATCAGCTCGATGTGGACGAGCCAAGAGAGCCGTGGCTCCTATGTCCGGGTCAATCCGTGCAGCGACGAGAGCGGATCCGATTCTGGCGTCTCAGCGTATCGCCATGTCCTCGTTGAGATGGACGAGAAGTCCAAGGACGAACAATGGACCGTCCTCAGTGAATCCAAGTTGCCGATGTCCGTGGTCATTGATTCAGGCGGCAAGAGCCTGCATGGATGGGTCAGGGTCGATGCAGCGGACAAAGCGGAATGGACAGAGCGCAGAGACATCGTTTATCGACACCTCGAAGCCATTGGTATCGACCCAAAGAACAAGAACGCGAGTCGGTTCTCTCGTCTTGCCGGCGCGATGCGTGATGGCAAGGAGCAGAAGTTGCTGGCCATCAATGTCGGGTCGATCACTTGGGAAGCGTTCACCGACTATCTGGAGTCTCAGGACATGCCCCAGGAGTTCACGCTTCAGAGCATCCTCGATTACGACCCGGAGAACGACCCTGACAATCTCATAGGAGATCGATGGCTTAGGCGTGGTTCATCGCTCCTGTTCGTCGGACAGAGCGGTTGCGGCAAAAGCTCGATGGTGTTCTACCAAGGACTGAAGTGGGCCATTGGTTCGGATTGGTTCGGCGTGCAACCTGTGCGGCGGTTGAAGGTCGCATTCGTGCAGGCTGAGAACGACATCGCGGACCAGCATGACAGCCTCAAGGGAGCGGCTCAGTCTGTGTTTGGTACCCAGAACTGGGTCGATGGATTGAAGAGCGCCGACATGCTGTTCTTTCGCGAGACGGTACGTACCGGCGCAGACTTCGCCACAATGCTCCGTAGGATGATCAGGAAGACCAAGGTGGACATCGTGTACGTCGATCCGTTGTTGTCGTACATAGGCGGGAATCCTGCGGACATCGAGGTATGCGCGAACTTCACCCGCCATCTGCTTCAGCCGATCATGATCGAGACTGGAGTCATCATCGTCCTGGTGCATCACTTCCCCAAGCCAAAGGGCAAGGACGAGAAACCCGAGAGCGTGGCAGACATGGCCTACTCTGGCTTTGGTTCATCCGACCTGACCAACTGGGCGAGAGAGGTCATCGTGATGAAAGAGATCGGGTTCAATCATCCTCGGCGATTTGTTCTTGGGATGGCGAAGAGGTCTGAGCGATCCGGGATGAAGGACAAAGAAGGGAACAAGTGCGGATCGATCATCATCCAGCGAGGAGTTGGAACCGTGTCCTGGGACTACGCTCCACCCGAGGTCTTCAAGGTGGATAAAGCTGCTGGCAAGAAACCTTGGAAAGGAAAGTTCAATAAATACTAATATGCGTGTCCTGGTCGCATGTGAATATAGCGGAACGGTTCGTGATGCCTTCCGAAAACTTGGCTGGTATGCGATGTCCTGCGACCTCCTTCCAACTGACGTGCCTGGAGAACATCATCAGGGTGACGTTCGAGAACTGATGGCGCAACCGTGGGACATCATTATCGCGTTCCCGCCATGCACCTATCTGTGTTCATCGGGGATGCACTGGACCACCAGAGGTCTGCGCGACCCGAAGCTGACTGAAGACGCATTGGACTTTGTGCGATACCTTCTTGGTGCTGACTGCAAACACATCGCAATCGAAAACCCTGTCGGAGCAATCTCAACACGAATCCGCAAACCTGACCAGATCATACATCCGTGGCAGTTCGGACACCCTGAATCCAAGACAACTTGCTTATGGATCAAAAATCTACCGTTACTAGTTCCGACAAACGTGCTGCAAAAACCAGCAAGCGGGAGATGGGAAAACCAAACACCAAACGGGCAAAACAAACTTGGTCCATCAAAAGACAGATGGAAACTCCGGTCGGCCACGTATCAGGGGATAGCGGACGCGATGGCCAATCAGTGGAGCGAGTTCGTATTGTCTTCGCCTCCGACTGCAAACCATGCCCCGATTGCGGAGAACCTTTTTGCGTGGTCTGCCAGCAACACTACGCCGATTGCGAATGTCCAGGGCCAAGCAATGCCGAGGATGACGGGTGGGAACTCGTCGAAGAAAATGGCGTGCTCTACGGAATACGTCCTGTCACAACTTAAGCGTAGCTAGACTTCTTTTCTCTAATCGCTCGTCGGCGACCTTTAGCGGCAAGCGATTGGAACTTTTCCTTGCCGAGTTTTTTGCGACCGATTGATGCCGCGAGAGCAGCAGGGTCTTTGACACCTTTCTTCTCAAGAGAGCCGATAAGTTTCTCGTAACGGCCTCCACCACCAAGTTTCATTTTATCCATAAAATTACCAGGCTTTGCAACTCCAGTGACGAGGAGTTGTTTTATCATTCGCAGTATCGCAGTTGTGTCTCGCTCGGAAATTCTTTCTACGACCGGGATTGTTCTTTTTGATGGTCATATCCGGGTCACCGAACCTTACCTTAACAACATTTCCATTGTCGTTCTTCACGTACACGGCGCTCTTCTTGCGCTCGCCAGGAGTGTAGAACGGTTTGTTGAGCGACACCTTCTTTCCTTGATAGGTGTTACCTTTTTTTGAGAGAGAGGTCATGGCTTGATTTTTGGAAATCCTTTGTCTGAATAGACCGAGATTTTCTTTTTCATCCTGTTGCGACGAGAAATGAGCGACTGCTTCATCTTACGATTAGGATCAAGCGATTGCACCGGAGCAACGAACGGGTCAGCAACGAAGTCGCTCATTTGGTTGGCCTCCTATTTGCGTCAATGTTCATGGTATAGATTTCGTCCGCTTCTGGAGAATCAGGACCAAACCTATCAACCATATAGTTTGAAAACCCGCTGATCATGTTTTTTGCAGTTGTTGGATCAATGCGATTGATTGGAGTGATTGCCAGTTTTCTAAGTTCAGGAGTTGTAAGAATATAAGAAGCAATCGCGTATTTGATTTTCTGGCTTCGACCAGCAATGGAGGCCAATTCATTTGCTGCTCCAATTGTTCCGATTCCAGTCATTCCGCGCGTTGCAGCACCGGCAACGGCTCCAGCACCGCGAGCAACAACGTCAATCAATGGAGAATTCGGAGAGAGATCCCCACCGGCCTTTTCAATCGCATAAAGGTTTCTTAGAGTTGATTCTAATGTATTCAATTTGTCTGGACCAAGCACAGCCTCAGAAATCCCGCGCATGCTTCCAGCTTTTCCAATAGGCGATTCTGGAAGTATTTCCTTCAATAGATTATTTGCGCTGATTCTACCTTGTCCGGTAAAGCGTGAAAGGAGGTCATTGACAAAATTAAACTGCAAATCATTGATGAGCTTTGGATTGTTTGTTGCAATGATATGCATCGCCTTTTCAGTCTGAGCAGGACTGAATGTTTTGCCGTCCATTATCGACCTCATGAACGTGGATGGATTCTGCTCTATGATTGCAGAAAGACCGTCTCCATCCATTTTCTGCAAAGCTCCGATAACAGTTCCATTGTATTGATTTTGAAGTTTCTGAGACTTGGCAAAAGCATCTACAATTTTATCAGTCACATCTTTTGATGGGTTTGCTCCAAGTGCATCGAACAGAAGCGCCGGGTCATCAACAGATAGATTTGAGATGATTTTTTTAGGATCAAGTTTTGACAGTGCGTTTTGCTTTTTTGCAATACCTACGATGTTGTTATAATTCGGAAAAAACTCAGCACGGATTTCCGGTGCAAGAGAGTCGATTCCATTCAGCAATTGGCCGGCGGACATTTCACCAGAAATAGAATTTCTTGCCGCATGCCCAATCTCGTTGAACAGATATTCGGATGCGGCATCAGTGATTGCTTTTGCCCTTGCAGGAGGAACAGATTTTTTCAGTTCAGCCAAGAACGAAGGACCATCAGCAGAGCGAAGTTTTGAGGCAAGAGACGCAGGACCAATTCCACCTTCAGGTCCAAAATCTTGAAGGATTTTGTCCATCATTGGATTATCGAATGTTGCGTACTTCTGCTTGGTCAACGCATTCGCCTGTTGCAGGTCGGTCTTCAGAGTGCTTCCAGGAAGCGAAGCTATTCCGGCTTCAATGTCTTGAGATACAGCTTTGTAAAGCTGCTTCTTTTGATAGTCGCTTACCCCTGGAAAGATTGTGTCATTTCCGATTGAACCACCAACCTGGGTGCGAAAATTACGCATTCCCTCAAGGGTTTGATTTTCAGAAAACTTTGGAATCGATCCGCTAAACCTTCCGGTTCCAACAGGGAACATTGGGGTTACCGCCTTGGTTGATGCTGTTTCAACTTTAGGAATCAACCTTCCAAACGCATCAAGAATGTTTGAAAATTGCTCCGGCTTTTCAATGTCCTGTTGAACCGTTTGTATTCCAAGGTCTTCACTCCACTTTTTTGTATTTCCAGTAGGAATATCAACTGTCGTATAATCTGGATTTGATGTTACCTTTTGAAACGCCTTTGTCTCTTCTGCTTTCAAGTCAGAAAACGTGCCTTGAATTTCAGATCTAACTTTAGCACCAAAACTAGTTGGAGTTGCTGAAGTTCCGGGAACCAATGCAAGAGCATCGTTTTGAACCTGCTTGAAGGCTGATTCAATTGCTGGATGCAATTCCTTTGAAGCGGCTTCGATAGCATCTCTTGATGGCTTAGACAAATCTCCAATCTGCTGACGAAGGGTAGCAATGGTGTGCTTTGCAAGATCGTCCGCAGTGACTCCTGTATTTTTAAGTTGAGTAGCAGAAAATGCAATTTGCCTTTTAAGTGCATCTTTTGCTTCTGAAGACAGTTCCAGTCCAGACTGAATGTTTTTGATTTCGTTGGCCAATTGAGGGGTTCCAATTGCCTCGCCAACACCAACGGGAACTTCTATTCCGGTTGTATCTTGAATAATTTGACGCGCAGACGATGCATCAAGCTGTGACACTGAAGCATTTCCAAATGGACGAAACGCGGTTGTCGCTGCTTTTTTGGGGCTAAAGCTAAGAACATTTTTTGCTACCTGGTATGCGGTTGGAAGATATCGTTCAGCCAATGATGCAGTTCCACCAAGCAAACCTCCAAGTCCGGTAGATGCAGTAATTCTTCCAATAGGACCAAGCTCGCCTTCTTTTGCAGGCTGAAACCCTGATAATGCTTCTTCTGTTGCTTGCTGCGCCGCGCCGGAAACGCTTCCTCTTGCAGCGGTAGCTAGTATTTTTGGAACAGTCTTTCCAGCCAAAGCGGTTAGAGCAAGTTCAGCTGGAAGAAGCTCTGGTGCTGCAACTCCTGCACCTAACGAAGCAATTTTTCCAAGAGCTTTAGCTGCGTCTCCGTAGTTAGGAAACAGTGTTGTATCTCGAACATCTTCTGCGGTTGTTCCGGGAGGAGCTGAAATTGAACCGGTTTGACGCTGGTAAGAAATCTTTCCTTCTCCTTCGCGCCGGCGCATCTCGCCAACACTGGCCGACTGATTCACCGCACTCTGCAATTGTTCAGCAGAGCCTGGGTCAGCGACAGGAGTGGATGAAGGCGATTGTTGAGTAATGCTCTTAAAAACCTCCTCAAGTTCCTGCTCCGTCGGAGGGCTATCTCCGGTCATATCAATTGTTTTTCCAGATGACGGATCAGTTACGCTGTAGGTAGGCATAATAATTATCGAACTTTAACGTCAAACCGACCAACTTTAGCACCACCACCAGCAGGCTGGCCCACCGATGGAGTGGCGGGGGTAGCGACGCCTGGATTAGTGTCCTGGACATTCATTTCTCCAATCATTCCCAATGGAGATTTCATTCTATCTTTTGCGTTTTGGAACAAACCCTTTAACTCACGAAGACTTTGTTTAACTTGATCCGGACTAGAGGTTACATAGCTTGTCTTTATGAGTTCTTCAGCCCTGCGCGCGTCTGCGTCAGTTAATCTTCCCTGTTCAGAAAGAAGACCGCGAGAAACTAGCGGAGTCAAAGATCCGAGTTGCTGACTTATGCGGATTTGTTGCGGACTTAGCCCTGCACCAGTTTTAGAAAGAAGAGGAATTTTTTGAACAACAGATCTAGCTGCTCCCATTGTGCTGAAAGCTGCATCAATGTCGGAATCTGTAATTTTATCTATAAGACCAATCGCTGTATTAGCCGACTTGATTCCATTAAAAATTTGAGTTTGAACCGCTTGAGGAAGAGCTTTCTTGAACTCAAATTCACCAGAAGTACCAACAATGATGTCCTGACCGTTCTTTGTAGCAACGGATTTGAGAACTTGAAACTTGGCGTCTTTTTGGTCGCTTGGAGCGTTTTGCCAATCAAAAAGAGCAGCAGTCATTGGCGACTTGGATGCTTTTTTGGCATTCATTGCCTGAATTGCTTGAAGCTCAACTTCAGGAGTCAATCCAAGTGCCTTAATAGCTTCTTCGCTTCCAAGGCCAGCTACCGATGAAATCTTAGATGCTCTTAAAAGCTGTTCTCTCTCAAGACGCTTCCTTTCAATCAACTCATCATCAATGATGTATTCCCCTTCAGGGGTACGTGTCAAAGCGTTGAATTCACGAGCATCGGCATATCGTTCTGTTTCACGTTTATCTCTAAAAGCAGCAAGTTTTGACTGCTGTTTTATAAGTTCAGCGCGTCTGGAATACTGTTCCAGTCCGCTCATTGCTTTGTTTGCTTCTTGATTGAAAGTCTTGGACTTAAATCTAGGAACAACAGGCAATGCTGCTCCAACCTCTCCGCTATTTAAGAAGGTTGAATAATCATTATTAAACTTCTGATAAAGATCAAACTCATTAACTTGAGCTTCTTGCTCTTTCATTGCCTCTCCAAGAGCATTCTGCTGAATCTTGTTCTGAAGGTCAGCACTCCTCTGCTGCATAACCTGTTGAGCAGTCTGCAACTGAAGCTGATCCATCATCCGCTTCTGTGTCTGCGCGCGGTCGTACAACGATGCGCCAAGCTGAAATGCTTCAAGAGTATTGTCGGCCATAAGAATTCAATTAGTATTTGTATCAATAATTCCCATAACCAGAGGAACCAGACGGCTGACTGTATAGATTCTGAGATGGGCCGTTCATCATATTGTCAACATTCCCGTAGTTGTACGGAGCAGATTGTCTTCCTCCACCCAAAGACTGCTGCATCATCGCGCCACCATAAAAACCACCAGCACTTGAAATAGCACTTCCAAATGCAGACATCGTTGGATCAGGCATCGCAGCTACCTGTGCAGCTTGCAAATCTCGACCATACTGAGCCTGTTGCTGTTGCTGCATCACACCGACGCGCTGTGCCGGCGTGATGAACATGCTGCTGGTCGAGAACGGCTGGACCATTCCATACGCACGCTGCTGCTGGATAAAGCTCTGGGCCTGCTGCAATCCTTGGTTCTGGATCTGCATGCCTGTCAATCCAAGGTCGCGAGCAGTCAACGATCGGCCCATCCCACTCGCACCACCAAAACCACCCGACAAAGCTCGCCCAGCGGTTGACCGTTGAACCTGTGAAGATATTTCCGGCGAGATTTCGCCTCGCAAAGACGCTCCTATGTTTGATCCTGCCTGTGCAATCAACTGGTCGTAACCAGGGATGGCCCGCCGAAGCTGTTCCTCAAGAACGCTCTGGTCAGCAGTCGTTGTCTTTCTTGCAAGTTCTGACGCAGAAGACAATGAGCCAAGGTTTTGCTTGATAGCATCTTTCTGCTCGGCGGCAAAATTGATTGGCTTAAATTCTGGAACATTTGGCTTGCTCCCTTTGCTCAAGAGTCCACCAATAAGGCTGGATCCACCAACGATTGCCGCTGCTCCTAGGAGTCCCATAAGTTAAAATACCTCCTTCACAAAACGATTGCCGTTCTCTACTGAGAACACTTTTTCAGGTTCGTGGCGCTGGATATTCATAGTTAACAATCGAGTTGCCTTTTCTTCTGGAAACGGTCGCTCGTCCTTGAAGCAATGAACCCATATCCGACGCAAAGTATCCAACTTAAAAAGTTCACCCTCTTCAATCACCATGACATCATTGGAGCATGCCCACTGATCTGCATACTCCCTGATAGACTCAAATGACTGAAGATGAACCTCATAACCAAATCTTTCGCTGCATTCTTTGGATGAAGATTCGGCGTCTTTTTTTACATACACCTTGATTGAATCATTAACCACGGCTTTGGGCAGATATCCATAGGTAGAACAGTCGGCCACGTACTTGTGGATGAGCCGATAATCCTCGATTGACTGTTTCCAGTTAGGATCGGTAGCTCCCTGCTCATGGATTCCAAGACAATCGTTCTCCAACGAGAAAAGGACCGACATGAATGCCGATCCAAACCTTGGAAGTCCGCAGATCTGGAAAAGTTTACCTTTCATTTTTAACGCACAAAGATGTCCAAGCGGCAGTCCTTGCCAAGATGAAGATGGCCGACTCAGCGCCAACAATCACCCCAAGCTCGTTGCAAACAACGGCAGAATAGAGAGCAGCGTTTGGATGGACATCTTTTCCAACCTCTTTCATCCAACCATGAAGCTGGATAATCCTGTCATTTGCATGAGGAAAATCAGATTCGATAAGTCCAGACACATTGCTCCATGCGGGATCAATTTTGTCTTTGAAGAACGAGTTTCCAAACCCAGGGATCTTCATACCGGACTCGATGGCCGACTTCAACGCTCGCTCGTCGAATCGCTCGTAAACGAATCGAGCAGGGCCGATTGGTCCATGTGCATCACCAAGAGTCAGGATTGCAGAAGCGATTCCGTTCGTCAGATTTCCGCTTCCAAAGAACGAGTTGACGGCGGCTCCAGAGCTTGAGTTCTGGTTGTTCCTTGCCGCCGTATCGTGTGCATCGAAGACAGCCTGAAGAAGCTCCAGTTTCTTTGGAGTGACTTCAGCAAGAGCGAAATCGATGTTCAGGTTCAGAACCATTGGGAAAAACCTCCACCGTTCAAGCCGACCCCGACCATCCTGATGGTGTGTACTGCGTCGCCAAGATATTGCATCGTCTGTTCCTGTACAGCCTGTACCGCTTTCGCTTCGTAGGCCACTGCTTCCTGTATCAAGTCGTTCTCCTCTTTTCGGATAGCCATCACCATCAACTTGATGGCGTCAGGAGAAGGAGGAATCAGATAGTCGTTCACTCCGGTAGCATTGACGTGACGCATCTTCGCCATGACCGTCACCGGCTTGCTGTCGTCGCTGCTGCACCGGTCCGCGAGATAGCTGCGACGATACTGAGGAAGCGTCTCATCGGGGTCGTACACAGCTACATCAAGCTCCAAAAGAGTTGTAGCATTGTACTCGTACAATCGGCTCGCCGTGTTGGTCGCCTCGCGGATGACCCCGGTAAGGCTGGTGAACTTCTTGGTAGATTGAACGTACGGAAGAGCCAAGGTCAGCTTTTCGCCATCAATCCAAACGCTTCCAGATAACGTCCTGATCCACTGACCATTCTGGTCCACCCCCTGAAGCGTGATTGTCTTTCCGACATCTGACGCATCGCCTGGATATACGCGAAGATAGCTGTTCAATCCACCGGACATGTCTCGGTAAGAAACAACCGTTCCTCGATCGACAAGCTGTTTGCCGGCGCACGCCGAGTTTTCTCCGAGCAATCCATATCCGCTCTCTTGGAACTCGAACCATTGGTTGCGAACAGTACCGACGCCGCAGCAATCTGCCACCGCTTCAATCGTCTCAATCTGTCTAGGCCAAGTAATACACCCACCAACGGTGTTTATCGTGAACCGACCGTACGCTCCCGCCCAAAGACCCTTGTGCAGCAACCGGCGACACGCCTGATTGATGTAGTCATAGACGCGCGGATCATCGACACACACGCCGACAACGCGGGCAATCGTAGATTGGATGTCCTGAACGATCAGTTTCATTTGGTGTAATAGACTCGCGCGGTCCGCTTGATAAAGTAAACACCATAGAACGGAGGAAGGTTGTTGTGCGATAGCCCGCCGCCAAAGTTGTCAGCTACCACATGGATACCAGATTCAAATGAAAAGTCATCATTTCCGTTGCCAGCAGGTTTTTGGGCGAAGTCCGTAGGTTTAAGACAGGCGTTCCGTTAGCAGTCTCCACCCGAACATTATGATTGTGAGTTGGTATTTCTGAATCCGACAAAACATGCTTGTCTTCTCCTACAACAGATGTCGCCGTTGCGGTTCCGTTTACAGCAACAGCGCCGCTCGCCGCAAAAGCTCCGACACCGACCGGGAATCGTGCCGCGAACGCTGCATCAATCTCCCACATCGGACCTGTGACGCTTGTGACCGTGACTGCACCATCGCCACCGTCGTACAGCCCAAGATCAATCGTCGAACCAACGAACATCCGCCGCTCTTGACCAGCCGCTTCAACCGTGTTCTTTCGAATCCAGAACCCCTGGGTGAAGATCCACCAAAGCCCTTGATCATCGAGCCAAGGATAAACACGGTTGTTGATCGCAGGAAACGATGCTCCAAAGTTAAAGAACGAGTTTCCGATGGTGCTGTTAAAAATCGCCTGCGTCCCGCTGATGATGTCGTTGGCCAACGTCTGGTAGTTGGTCGGGCAATAGTTTACAGGAAGGCTTGGAGGAACAAGGTTGATCAGTGTTAGATTTGCCATATTATTCCGATGTGTAAGTAAACGGGTTCACGTCGCACGCTTCAAGCGTCTTGCATCCTTGGGAAGTCCTGCACTCTCCGACCACGGACTCCTGTACATCGTAAGCGTGGACGCGGACGCTCTTGATGCGACAAAATCCGGTGATGGTCAAAGCCATCTGCACTTCGTACAAGTTACGGGTCGGTGTGCTGATGGTTGAATTGCACGATGTATCTTCCGGAGTCGGAAGACGCATCTTCGGCCTGTACTGAGGCTGAAAGTTAGCAATCGGACAAAGGTTGCTGCACTGGTTCGTTGTGGCGCACTCCGACCAGTTCGCCCAATCCAGCCATCCTGGATATTGGTCCGGTCGATATTGCACGTTGAACGCAGCGGTTCCATCAAGCGCATCGATGAAGATGTCCCCTGAATCAAGCCGTTTCAGTCCGAACGGAATCTCAAAGTTGTAAGCCCTTGTCTGCACCAACCACTCAATCGAGCTTGGTCCGTTCGCAACGCTGTTGTCCTCCTTCTCCGCCTTGCTGATCTCCCAGAACTGGATTGATTGGTCAGAACCGCGAGCAAGAACGAAGCATCGGTCACCGTAAGCATTCTCTGACTTCAAGACCTGCAACACGTCGAGTCCGGTCCAGATTCCAGCCCAAGCCGGCGGAAACTTTTTCCGCATCGACGTGATCAGGTCGAAATCAAGGACAAGCAACGCCTTGTGGATGACACCTTCAGAGTTGTACCTAGGCTGTGCAGTCATCAACAGCCGGTTGTCGAACACGACCGCAGAGCTTGCCCAAAGAAGATTGGTCTGATCGTTGTCGGTGATGTTAAGAACCTCGTTGCTGATTGGGGTATTGCCCCAATCGTTGAACGACCTCCTTGCTATGATGAAAGAGCGCACGCCATCAACCGCCCGATAGAAAACGTCACCGTTGATCGTTATCGCAGACCTGGAACCAAGAGCGCCATTGGTCAACAAGCTGATTGCTTGGATTGGATAGTTCAGGTTCTTCCAGATATCACGATCAACCGGAGCATTGATGCTGAAAACGTATCGAGGAGTGAAGATCAGGAGCGGACCTTGGCCGAGAGATGTGTCCGGGTTTCCCGGTATGCACATCGCCGTGATACCTCCAGAATCAGAAGGAACGGCGAAATCTCCGCCACTGTTGAGGAACGTGTTCTCCGTTTCCTTTAGAACGCTCGCGCGCGTTCCGTCACCATAGACGATATCGGTTGCTCTGAATGAGAACCCATTTTCAAGAGCATACCATATTCGCCCGTTGACGTAGGCCATCATCCTCCCGCACTTGATTTCATCAATGTTTGCTCTTCGGATTGCAACACCATCAAAAATCAACGGACCACTGACACCATCTTGGATGATGACAAAGTTTTCTGCCTGCACCATCCATCCATCAAGTATATTGGAAGGGTTATAAAGGCTTGAGGATGTGGATATGTTTTGGACGCTGTTCTGGTCGATGTCGTACAGCCAAACTTTGCCACTGATCAACATCAGGATGAACGTCCTGCCGTTGTCTGCGATGTACGGAAGAGCGCATTGAAGGATACCCGTCAATCCGCTTGGATTGTAGCATTCCTCCGAATATCCATCAGCCGTGATGTTGGTGATGTCCGCAGTGATTGTCGCATTATCTGCGGTGATTGCATCGCATATGACCATGTCCTTCTGGATGAATCCGGGACGAGGAGACACGAATCCCTGCCGGAAGCTGGCGTTGACCGCGAACGCGACCTGGTTCTTGTCCACCTCTGACGGCATCACGCCGGAATCAACGCCACCCTCAAAGGTGACGGATCCATCGGTGTACCTTTTCGGTGCGCGTTCGCTCATCGGTTAGGCTTGGATTCGTTGCACCGAGAATGA